CAATGGGTCTTGCTTATAACTGTAAAGCGTCAGCTCGTCAATTGTGTGAATGCAACGTGGGTGGACAACTATGTCGTAGTTCTTCAGAAACTCGATGCCTTCCTCGACTGACTTCGGACCTTTGATCGCGGTCATGATCTTGGGAAAGCCATTCTTCTTCATGTGGCTGATGGTCTCCGGCCTAGCAGAGTCGGCCACGATTGGCCACTTCTCGGCCTCTGGCACGGTCATGAACAGCTCAGGCGTGTTCACAATCTCGCAGCCGACCATATAAGCCTCGTGGTCGATGTAAAGCGTGCGGCCAATGATGTGGCAGCGCACCAGCGTAGTTGGATCGACTGCAAAGCCCCAGTCAGCACCCAAGCGATGGATGGCGTCTGGTGGTGCCTCAAAGTCCTCGACTCGCCAATTCTTAAACACTCGACTGCTGCTGTTGGTCAGGTATTGACCCATCCAGACGTGGCTGTACTTGTCTGGATCTCGCCGCTTGTCGTACTCCATCTCGTCGCGCAGGACGTCAGGAAACCACGGGTTGTCAGTAAAGTTGACCTTTAGGACAGTGGCATCCTTTGGCGGTGTCGGACCGCGCAGCAGAAAATCCACCGGATCGGACTGATCGCGTGGGTTCCAGGTAAACCACAACTCTGAACCTGGCTTGCGAATTGTGGGCCTCAACAAATCGAGACTGGTCTGGCTTAGGCTCTGGGCCTCCTCGACCCAGGCGCAGTCGTAACCTTCCAGCGATTTGATGCTGTCGGCTGTGTGGTTCTGCATACCTTGGAAGATGATCGCGCCATCGGCCTTGCGTGACTTGATGACTGCATCCTGCACCTCGAAGTAGGCCCCAGCATTCATGGCCTGAATCTTGGTCTCAAGCAGGCGCTTAACGGACTGGTTTAGAGACTTCTGGATTTCACGGACGCAGACGCTGCGCCGTTTCTGATCCATGATGTGGGCCTCGATCATCAGCTCGGCAAACATATGAGATTTGCCAGAGCCTCGGCCACCCCAGGCCCCTTTGTAACGGCTTGGCTCCAGCAATGGAACCGCCCACTCTGGGGTGGGAATTTTTAGCACGCTCATGCTTTGACAACAACTCGCTCAATACGGTGAAGTAAAAGCTCTGCGTTAAGGTCGATCTTTTGAGGAGCGTTAAAGCCGTGCATAGCATTGATCTCTTTTATTGCTCCTGTCATGGCATGAGGATTATCGCCTTTTTCTGCCAATTGGTACGCTTTGACCAATGCTTTGACGCTCATTTCACGCGACCAAAGTGACTTTATGGCTAATTTTTCCTTCAGTTCGCTCACCCTATGGGCCACCTCTGGGTTTGCAATGACTTTACTGGCGCTGTCCCATATGCTTTGAGGCTTAGTTGTTGGCTTGACGTTAAAGGCTTTTCTGTAGGCATCAGCCTGAGTCATTCCGTCGGCAATGGCCTGGGCAAAGGCTTCCTGTTTTGCTGTGAGTTTCATGATGCTGCCTTTTTGTGATGCTGAGACAGGATCAGGGGCGCTGCATTGTTCCAGTTGACCTTGTGGTGAATCCTAGCGTGGCCTGCATTTCCATTTTGTGGGCTTGATATTTCGCTGACCTTAACGCATGAAGGAGCGTACATGATGCTGTAGAAGGTTTTGACATAGGTTCCGCTGTCAATGTAAAGATCTGTCATGCCACCTGAGTTTGACTGAGTGGTTTTTTGTACCAACTTTGACGCAAGAATTGTCAAGAACAGAAGGCCTTTACGTTGTTCACAAGTGTAAGTGTTAACGTCCTCGTTGATTCGGCCAAAAAATTTAAAAGGTTTTTCTGTGTCACACACAAAACTGTTCATGGCTTTGCGTTTTGTTCCAATGGTTTTTTTGGACTCTGCGCCACCAATGTGATCACCTCCTTGGCTTATGGCAATACTAGCAAAAGGAGTTGCAACAAGATAATCTGCAATAGCCGAAAAAAGCCAGTTTAGGTTTTTAACTTTTCCATATCCATACATTCCATTTTCGTCAAAGCAATACTCAAAACCAGTATAATCATCGTCAAGCTGTACGAAGAAGCGATAACCGTGGTCTTTAGCAATCTGAAAACTGGCGTTTCGTGCGTAAATGATGGCTCGTCGGTCTTGAAAGTTGTCGCCCTCGTCAAAGGTTTTAGCGATGGTCGCCTTGTCGAATACCACTACATCAGAACCGTAGCGTTTGCGATACTCCTTAGTAGTCTTGTCCTCGTTATCGATGACGATCAGAATGCGTCCTGTGTAACCTGCATTCCTGAGTGCGAAATAGGTGTGCACACGGTCTGGTCGACCATGAGTTAGGATAAGGACGGCAAAGTCATTGCGCATGTTCTGCGTCTGCTTTTGGTTTGAACTTACCTGCTTGCTTGAGCATGGCCTGGCTAAGTTCAACAAAGCCATTTTCGATGGCCTTGTCATAGTCAATGATTACCAGTGCGCTGCGTTCCATGAGGTCTTGAGTAACCTCATCTGCGTGGGCGTAAAACTCTGCAATATTGCGAAAATCAAAAACTGTGTGTCGATCTGCTGCTGAGATAAGGAATTTGCGGACATCAGTCGGCAAGTTGGCTTCAGCAATTTGCAGTTTGAGTTCCGTCGCTTTAGATTCGTCGTAGAGACTAGTCACCTTGGGCTTATCGCCTTTTGGAGTGTAAATAGGAGCTTCTATCTTGCGGCTGTAATTCTCTGACAGTTCATCTGGTGCTGAGTCTGTGGCCAAGTCGCCAAACATGGCCTGGGTAAGATCGTTGCCAATGAAGCCGGTCAGTTCTAAATTGAATCCTGCTGCATCAAGTTCGGCCAGCTCAAGTCGCAGCATTTCATCGTCCCATCCGGCATTCGATGCGAGCTTGTTGTCGGCAATGACCAGCGCTTTCTTTTGCGCTTCAGACAAATGGTCCAGCACGATGACTGGGATCTCAGACAGTCCGAGCTTGCGAGCTGCTGCTAGACGACCGTGACCGGCAATGATGCCGTTCTTTCCATCGACCAGGATTGGATTGGTCCAGCCAAACTCCCGAACGCTAGCAGCGATCTGAGCAACCTGCTCATCACTGTGCGTCCGAGAGTTGTTGACATACGGGATCAGCGATTCGATCTTGCGCTGCTCGACTTGCATCGTTGATCCTTTGAATTGGATTTCAGTTATCTGGAAATGAGATTACGAAAGAGACTTCGTTTTCTTCATCTTCATCTTCTGGTTCTTGCTCGCACTCATGCTCGCCAACAGACAGAAACTGGGCAATGTGCTGGTTTAGCACGCGCTTGAGTACGTCACGGCACTGTGGGCATTCCTCGAGGTCGATTGCGCCCATCATGACAGCGACTTCCTCGGCTAACTCGCTTTTGCCGGCGTCTGATCCATCCTCGTAGGCCTGGGCGTGGATGTCGTCCAAGTGTTGAGCTGGTGAGTTATTGAAGTTCATGTTTTTTCCTTACTTGAGAAATTTAAGTTTGAAAAGGGTTGAGTCAATGAGCTGTGCGATCTCATCAATGAGATTCTGGATTTCGGTCTCGTCAGGCATGATTTCGCGTGAGTCTTGCACAAAGTATTTGATGCCTACCATGTACTCGACAGGATCATCGGCTGGAAGGTAGTAGTCGTCGGGGAAGCCGGTGAATTGCCCATGCCTGGCCATGTAGACTTCTGCGAGCCGGTCTACCAATTTCGGAATGGATTGGCAATACTCACCAAGCGCCTGGTGCTCTGAATAGCTGCTGGTGGTCCAACGCAACAGATGCGCGTTTGTGCCTGAGTGCAGAAGCACCGAGACAAAAGTGCTGGCTTCATTTTCCATATGCACCACCAAAAAAAAGGGCAACACTCTGTCGCCCAATCGGGCAATGGTTTGGCTAGGAGTGCGCCTGTTCCCGATCACCCGCGTTTTAGCACGTCTTGCAGATGCACGTCAAACGCTCTCTTGCGCCGCTCAATTTCCCGATCCAGATACCAGCGTGCCTTCTCGAGGTCCTGCATTCCGGCCTTGAGATCTGCTCGCCATATGTATTTCATCGCGTTGCCCAGATTGAAAGTCATGTGCTCTGTGATCTGGATGCACTCAACGCCGCTCGGGTGCTGAGTGTAATGCTGTGGATGGTTTACTGGATCGTGTTTCATGATAGGACGCTCGTTGAGTATTCGCCGCACCAGTGTCCGTCGTCCACGGGTGGCCAGCCAGGTGATTGGTTGCCGTTCTCGTCTACCAATAGCTCTGGTGATCGGCGTCGACATTCACCCATCCAGTTCTGCGACCCATCTCCTCCAAGAAGATTGAAATATCGACAGGTTCCGCAATCAGGTCGCATAACCACTCCTCCATAAACAAGTCGGACGTCTGTTCGTCTATCACTGGTCTCATATTGTGCCTCGTACTGGTCTATCAAAACGGTAGCGTCGGTCTGAATTTGCTTTGCAAGACTGACCACGCAATCTAACTCGACTTTGAACCCTGCGCATTGCTTTTGTAGCTCGCTTGTGTTCAATTGAATATTGGTAATTGATTCGCTTACTTGATAACTCATGCGATAAGAGCCTTTTTCAATTGTGATTCCTTCATATTAAAAATATCCTCAGAACCGAAGATTTTCTCAATCCAAGGTCTGACCCATAAATAAGTTGTCCCGATCTTAGCGTTTCGCTCAATCAGATTCTTGGTGGTCAGTTTGCCATTGCCAAACGTAACCCATAAATGTGGCGTCACGTAATGCGGCACGTACATCGCGTCATTCAAAAAGAACACCGGCTGAACGTCAGGATAGAGCTGTTCATTGTCCTCGCCTTTGTAGACGAACCTGCCGTTAGTAAATTCCATCAACGCTCTCCACGGGTTTTCCAAGGGTTCTGAGAACTAAACAATATTCTGGCTCAAGACTGCTGGCACGACCATTGGCGTCGAAATAAACGTATCGCTTGCGCCTGGCACTATCGGTCTCGTCAAGCCGTCGCCCAAGTCTCCCAATTTGGAAGCCATGCCGCAGCTTTGCATCAATGACCTTTGGGGTTAATTCAGGAAAGTATTCAGCACATTCTTTTGATGTCATTGATCCATGATTGGCAATGATTTGCAGCGGATCTTTTATTGTTTCCATTTCTTAACTCCTTTTTAAATTAAAACGGGATGTCGCTGTCAGCCTCATCCTCGAAACCCGATGCGCGGCCCTGTGGCGCGTTTTTGACTCGGGTTGGTAGGGTAGCCTCACCCGCCTGCTGAAAGCCGCTCCTGTGCCCGTCTGGATGCCTTTTTGGCCCATGATCGACCGCGGTAGTCGGTTCGCAAGCATTTCCGATGTTGATTGCAGCGTATTGCATCCCGCTGGCAGCGGTTTTGATCGTCACGTCCAGCCAGTGCATCGTGCCGTCTGGCAAACAGATCCGGCCCTTGTAATCGGCGTGCCAATCCTCGACCTTTTTGTCATTCGGGAATGCGGCACCCTTGCCAGGTTTCTGCTCGTAGGTTCCTTTGGCTGCGGTTGGTTTGTTCATTTGATTCACTTTAAATTGTTTATCAGGATTTGAGTTGATTCATCGGGTTGCTGATTATTTGTGCACCTTTTATTTTTTTCAAACCTCCTCTTATTTATTTAGTAAAATTAAATAAAGAATCTTAGATCTTAGTCTTAGCTCCTAGTCTCAGATCTTAGTCTTAGCTCTCTTAGTCTTAGATCTTAGTCTTAGATCTTAGTCTTAGATCTCTACGCGCACGCGTATATGAAGAAAAGTTATCCACAGGGTTGTCCACAAAGTTATCCACAGATTCTAGGGTAGTTATCCACAAGTTATCCACAGGCTAGTCTTCCGTGCTTTTGAGCGATTTTTCGTACTCTCTTTTGATTTCCTTTACGATCTCCTTTTCAGCTTTTGTATAATCTCGCAAGGGTTTGCCATTTAAATCTAACCCTCTGTAGGGCATCCGTTCGAGCCGTCTTTTGGCCTCGATATTTGCTTTTTTGCTCACTTGAGATTCTCCGAAAGCCAGACTGTGACGCTGCCTTCCTCAGCATACTTCTTGGTGACTTTCAAGAATGTGACCTGGGCATCGTCCTCATAAACCACGCCATTCATGCCATCCAGAACGGTCTTGGCAATGTTGTCAACGTCTGGTCTAGCAGGATAAATGTCGCCGCATAACGCTGCCCGGCGCTTTGCCTTGGACCATGACAAGGGAATGCTCATGGATGCGTAGATGCAGACCGTGAGCTGCGTCTGCAAAGGTGGATGACCGTTCATGACCTCTGTTGCTCGAGCTGCGATGAGTGCTTCATATTCTCGCGTGACAGCCGGTGTGTAGGACCGTGGCTTGCCGCCAGCGGTGCTGAACCGTGGTCTACCCTTGCCGATGGGTGGTCCTGGGATGACAAATTGAAGGGTAAACATCTGATCTCCGAGTGGGAACGGCAGATGATGCACGAAGTCGATGGGCTTGTGGAGAAAATCTATACTAGGGTTTCTCCCTACTAAAAAAGTACGCCTAGCCCCTTGATCTGGTTGTCAACCATAGGTAGAGTGACGGTCATGCGCTGCACGTCGTGGCGCTAACCAGGAGTCCAAATGAAAATTATTTTTACCAAAGAAGAAATCAAGGAAATCATCCTTGCCCATGGTCACCGCGAGTGTTTTGAAGAGTTCAACGACATCGAAATCAAGAACTGGAACAGCGATGAATTTGCCACCGTGACCTACGTCGAACCAACCACCCAAGAGCCGAGCAATGAGACCTGAAGACAAACAAGATTCCAATCTGACGATTCTGCTGGCGTCGATTGCCGTCGGCGCAATGTCAGCGATCTGCTTATTTCTTGCTCTCTCTGGAGGTCTTTGATCATGGTCGGCAAAGTAACGCCCAACACGATGCTGTCTGCATCCCGTGTCCCTGCCCTTTTGGGCCACTCAAAGTATGAGACACCCAATGGTGTCCTTACGAGCGTGATAAACGCGCTACAGGACGTTGAAGAGCATTTTGAGACCAATGAAGCAATGCACTGGGGCAATGCGCTCGAGGTCCCGATCCTGATCGAAGCCTCTACACGTTTAGCATTGTCAAACATAGTGTTAGACCATCCGAAACCCTACTTTCATTCTGATGCGCCGATCGCGTGCAGTCTGGACGGCAACGGTGACGGCAACGGGTTGGTTGTCAAAAACAACCCAGATGCAGGTATCTATGTGATCGGCGCCGAATCAATCACACTCGACGGCGTTGGCGTGCTTGAGGCAAAACTGACCTCGAGCTATCCCGAAGACTGTCCAGCAATGAGCCGGGGTCCTCTCCAGCTCCAGGCGCAGATGGACATCACCGGTGCCCAATGGGGAGCCGTCTGTGTGCTCTATCAAGGCATCGAGCTGCGCATCTTCTTGTTTTCACCCCATGAGGAGACACAAGCACTGATCCGCAAGAAAGCATTTGAGTTTGAAACAAAGATTACGCACTGGTCCGAGACTGGCGAGGTGGATTGGTACGACCCTGCCAATCCTGCGGAATACGGCACTAAGTGGCCAGGCGATCCAAACCTAGATTCTGTTGATCTGGGAGAGTGGGGAGCCACGCTGGCCGAGCGGATCGTCAAGGCCAAGCAGGAAATCAAAGTGCTCGAGGCAAGCATTGCGGATAACGAAGCAGAGCTGAAGGAAATGCTTGGCAACGCCACTTTGGCGCACGCTGAGGAGTTCCGTATCTCCTGGCCAATCCGTAATTACCAAGCGCAGCCAGAGAAGATCGTACCCGCCAAGCCAGCACATTCGATGCGCCAGTCAACCGTCACCATCAAGGGACCAAAATGAAAATCGCAGCAGCATTTGTCGCAGCAAAGAAGGCCTTTGCACCAGCGCTCAAGACCAGCACAAACCCGCATTTCCGAAACCGATACGTTGACCTGGCCGGTTGTCTGGAAGCAGTCAATGACGCTCTGCTCGAGAACGGCATCGCCGTTTACCAGGAGACGTTTGAGGTTCCAGATGGCGTCTGCGTAGAGACCTGCTTCTTGCATGAATCAGGTGAGACGCTACGCATGGGCAAGCTGCACGTGCCAGCAGCAAAGCACGACCCGCAAGGGTATGGATCTGCGCTTACTTACGCACGGCGATACTCTTTGATGGCTGCGTGCGGCATTGCCGCCGAGGATGATGATGGCAACGCTGCCAGCAAGAAGCCACCTCAGAAGCCCGAGGTGAAGCCAGCAAACCCACTGGATGCCGTAGCACCTAAAGCGCTGCCAAAGCCCACTGAGCCGCCGCCAGAAGTGATTGAGTTTGATGATGGAGCTGGTGGCACCTGGGCATTGCGCGTCCCTAACGAAGCCAAACCACGCTCAATGAGCAATGACGAGGCTGCCTGGGTTGTTGAGTTCAACGCGCTGGCCGATGCAGTCATGAAAGCCGGCAAAGTACCTCCGGCAGATCGGATCGCCAAGCTCAAGCTCCTGCGTACTGCTAACGATGCTGAAGTCAACCGGCTGTCGATGGTAGAGCGTGCCAGGTTTCTTCAGACGTTCTCGGCACGGATTGGCGCACTTGATGCGCTGATGAAAGCAGCCGCATGAAAATGGCTCAGATCCGATTATTGGACGCAATCGGTTGGCTTGAGAAAGACTTGGGCCGGTTGCCGTCCATGAATGAAATCGCCAGGGTTCTGGGGTGCAGCCCCCAGAACGTTCACAAGATGATCAAACGAATGAGGAGCAAGAATGAAACAGTGTCCTCCCTGCCACGGGAATTGCAATCAGGGCCGAAGCTGTCCAAACAGGAGCAGAAATGATTGATAGATTAGACATTATCCGCATGGCGCGGGAGTCTGGTGACTGGAACGGTCAAACAGCGGAGTTCAATGACATTGGGCTTGAACGCTTTGCCGCTCTTGTCGCCGCGCATGAGCGGGAGGAGTGTCGCTTAATAGTGCTAGACAACAGCGACGCTGAAGGCATTTGCTGTACTGATGATGTGCTTAAAGCCTTCCGAAAAAGGGGAAAAAATGAAAGTCTGGATTGATCCACCTGAGGGTTGGCGCTACGGGTTTCCCAAGGTCTGGGATACCGATCTGCACGACAATCTGCACCATTGGCTAAACGACCGCGGTTATCCGCCAGAGCTGCGTGACGAATACGGTGAATATTTCTTTGTCCGGCAATGGTCCGTCAGAGACGACCCTTTAGGAATCTAAAGCGCAGACACGTCGATTAGATCGCCACGGAAATCAAGCATTCCCTCAGAGTGCTTGATTGCCAATTCTGGAAACAGCAACCGAGAATCCCGAAAGGTCAGCACGGCAAACCCAGAACGCCAGTTGACGGGATTGTCTTCCAAGTAATCGTTAAATTGTTTTCCGTCGATGTCGGCAAGTGTTCCGGTATCAATACCGAAGCGCGTTCCACGATAGTCGGTATATGGCGTGCATTTCAATGAATGCAGGTGGCCTGTGACAATCGAAGTGCCGCTGCCCATCGTGTTCGTATGCGTAGCGTGGACACCGTTTTTATATCTATGCTTGACCACTACATCATCAGTCAACCAGCAGCTCCAGCACGGATGCCACGCCTGGAAGTGATCTTTTAAAGTAAAGCCTGCAACGCCCTCATAGCCTG